TTTTAAGTGATCAAAGATCATATAATGAAGTAATCGGAGAGATGCTCAAAGATACTGGTATTAAAACTAAAATCATTAAGCAATATTTACCAGTGATTAATAAATTGGTTAACCAGTATCTACAAGTTTTGGATTTCTTTGTCCATTTTGATTTGGACGAGTCATTCCAAGAGACAATTAGATCTAGACACCGTGATGAATTTACTTATGATTCATTCAGTGAAGGTGAGAAACAACGGATCGACTTGTCATTACTTTTCACTTGGAGACAAATTGCCAAGATGAAAAACTCTATCTCAACTAACCTACTGATTCTTGATGAGACCTTTGACTCATCTCTGGATACAGATGGTGTTGAGAATCTACAAAAAATATTATTACATTTAAGTGATACAAATGTGTTCGTAATATCACATAAAGGTGATATTTTGGATGGAAAATTTGATCGCAAGATTGAATTCTTCAAGGACAAAAATTTCAGTAAAATGAAACAAAGTGGTTTACAAATCGGCCACGATGTGGTATAATAGTTCAATACGGGTCAAGGAGTAAATAATGGAACTTAGCGAAAACACCCTTTCGGTTCTTCGGAACTTTTCTTCAATCAATCAGAACATTATGTTCCGTGAAGGTAATACTTTGAAAACTATTTCAGAGGCACGGAATGTTCTGGCATCAGCAACACTAGATGTAGAAATGCCAAAAGACTTTGGTATCTATGATCTTAATGAATTTATTGGTGTACTTGGTCTTGTCGACACACCACGTCTTAAATTTGAGGACGAATATGTCCAGGTTGGTGATTCAAGTGGTCGGTCAAAGATTAAGTATTTCTTCTCACCAGAAGAGACATTGACTGCACCTTCCAAAGATATTAAAATGCCAGAGGCAGACATCAAGTTTACTCTTGATAATGATACTCTAAATAAGATCAAACGAGCAGCGTCAACATTAGGTCATGACGAGGTCTCTATTACTGGTGAAAATGGAGTGTTGAGTCTTACTGTTGTTGAATCTCAAAATTCTACATCGAATGCCTTTTCAATAGACATTGATGGTGAATTTTCAGCTACGGACTTTAAATTCATTCTTGGTATTTCTAACCTTAAAATTTTACCAGGTGATTATGAGGTTCAAATCTCATCAAAACTTATTTCACATTTTAGAAATACGGAGCTTGATGTCCAATATTGGATTGCTCTTGAAAAAACTTCTACCTTTGGAGGGTAAACAATGTCAGAACAAACCGAACAATTAACAGAACTTGCAAATCGTATTGCCCGTAGTACGATTGCAGTGGTAGATGCCATCACTCAACGTGGTGGTTTCAAAGGAGAGGAACTCTCCACTATTGGTCAACTTCGTGATCAATGTGTACAAGCAGTATCACTTGTGGAATCTATCCAACAAGAATCTGCTGTCAATGTTGACGACGAAGAGTGAACCATTTTTTGGCCGGCTTCGGCCGGTCCTTTTTTATTATGAGGACTGTGAATGTCGAACGACTTTCTCTGGGTGGAGAAATACCGCCCAAAAACTATTGCCGATTGTATCCTACCACAAAATCTTAAAAATACTTTTCAAAAGATTATTGATGGTGGTGAACTTCCAAATATGTTATTCAGTGGTACGGCCGGCCTTGGTAAAACTACCGTGGCAAAAGCACTGTGTAATGAACTTAATCTAGATTGGATTATTATTAACGCATCCGAATCTGGTAATATTGATACACTCCGAACTAAAATCAAACAATTTGCATCAACGGTCTCACTTCAAGGTGGATATAAGGTTGTCATTCTTGACGAGGCAGATTATCTTAATGCACAGTCAACTCAACCAGCATTACGTGGATTTATTGAAGAGTTTTCTAATAATTGCCGATTCATTCTAACTTGTAATTTTAAAAATAGAATCATTGAACCATTACATTCTCGTTGTGGTGTCTATGAGTTTAATACGACCAAGAAAGATATGGCAGAACTTGCGTTTCAATTTATGAAACGTATGGAAACCATTCTTGAAACGGAAGGGGTGGAATATAATCAAAAGGCAATTGCTGATATGATTATGAAACATGCCCCAGACTGGCGTCGGGTTATTAATGAGTGCCAACGTAACTCTATTGGTGGTGCAATTCAGATTGCAGATGTAGCAAATGATAATTACAGTGATCTGTTTATTCATCTGAAGTCTAAGGACTTTAAGAAAATGAGATCATGGGTTGCTCAGAATGTTGATGCTGATGCCTCTGCCATCTTCCGTGCGATTTATGATCGTATGGTGGAAAAAATTAAACCAGAGTCTATTCCACAGACCGTGTTGATCCTGGCAGACTATCAGTATAAGAATGCATTCGTGGCAGATCACGAGTTAAATATTGTTGCGTGTATGACTGAACTGATGGCAAATGTGGAGTTTGTATGAATCCGTTTGAATATGTCAATGCAATTAATTCCACCAAAAAAGATATTATGGTGGATGATTTGGCAGAAAAAGCCTATGCACCCTTTATGGTAAATAGATCTCTTTCATATTTTCCGGATACAATATTTGCTGCCAATGAAATGAACCGATACCACCAAATTGATAATCGCCTTCAATTTGATTTTCTTATAAATATTATTCGGAAGCGGAAACGCTTTTCCAAATGGGATAAAAAGAAAATTGATGGTGATATTGAGTTGATTAAAGAATATTATGGCTATAATGAGCAAAAAGCTCTGCAAGTTCTTCCTCTCCTTTCACCGGAACAGATTGAAATAATTAGAAAAAAGGTGAATAAAGGTGGAAGAGGTTAAATTAGTTGAGTGGAACCCTAACAAGATGTTGGAGGTTACGCTAAATGAACCAGATGATTTTTTAAAAGTCCGAGAGACATTGACTAGAATTGGCGTTGCATCTAGAAAAGATAATAAACTATTTCAGTCATGTCACATCCTTCACAAACAGGGCAGGTATTTCATTGTACATTTCAAGGAACTCTTTCTATTAGATGGAAAGAAATCCAACCTTGAAGAGAATGATGTCGCGCGCCGCAACACAATTGCAACTCTTATGTCTGACTGGGGTTTGATTACTATTGAGAATCAAGAGATGGCACAACCTCTCGCACCTCTAAGACAAATTAAAATTATATCATTCAAGGATAAAGATCAATGGGAACTGTGTCCAAAATACAACATTGGAACAAAGTAATGTCAAAAACTAACTTCGAACTCGTTGGAGAGTTCATGCAATCTTTTGGGCAAGAGGTCAAAGAGAAAGCAGAGTTTCCAGATAACGATACCATTGTATTAAGATTGGAACTCATTGAAGAAGAACTTAGAGAGTTACGTGAGGCAATTGGTAATGCAGATTTGGTAGAAGTGGCCGATGCACTTACAGATATTTTATATGTGACATATGGTGCTGGTCATGCCTTCGGTATAAACCTTGACGAATGTTTTAGTGAAGTACAAAAATCAAATATGTCCAAATTGGACGAGAACGGCCAGCCAATCTATCGTGAAGATGGAAAGGTATTAAAAGGTCCAAATTACTTCGAACCGGATTTATCTAAATATGTCGCATAAATGTAAAGTTTGTGGAAAATCTTTTAAAAAGGTTATTCAACATGCCTGGGTTATCTATTGTAGCCCGAAATGTGAAAAAACAGATCTAACTGTATAAATAGAAACGGATGCGGAATTGGTCCGGTCCTAGTAACATAACCTTGCTTTAATTTAGGAGGTCAATCATGACAGCACAAGGTGTACATGCACTATTCCCACGTTCAGCGTTTGTAGGGTTTGATCATTTATTTGATGAACTCGACCGTGTCGCACGACATGCGAACGATAACTATCCTCCACATAATATCGTTAAAGTTGACGATACCAACTACTTAATTGAGTTGGCTGTGGCCGGTTTTGCTCGCAATGAGTTAGAGATCGAGGTAAAGGATAGGTCGTTGAAGGTAACGGGTAAGCATGAGAATCGTGGAAGGGAATACATTCACAAGAGTATCTCAACCAAGAAGTTTACACGTACGTTCCGACTGTCGGAATATGTTCAAGTAAACGGAGCAGATCTTACAGATGGCATACTTGCTATTGAACTAGAAGTAGTCGTCCCAGAAGAGATGCGTCCTCGCACAATTGACATTAATTCAAACACGCGAGGAGTCACACATGACAACACAAGCAACCCGATTACCCGAGATTCGGAAGCCGTCCTTCTTACTGAAGGATCTACTGAATCCGGTAACTAAATTCATCGTTCGTGTCTATGATGCGTTCGTTGAAGCTCGCCAATTACAGGCGGCAATGGAAACGGCACAACATTTGAAGGCGTTTAATAAAGACTTCAAACATATGTCGTATAATGATATCATTCAGCAAATTATGGGTGATACTAAATAAACTTTTAAAACACACACACAAACAGGAGACTACTATGTCTACAAAAACACCTTTCGAACTTCGTTTCGATGTATTAGCAATGGCTAAAGAGCTTATGGATCAACAGTACGAAATTGCTAACCAGCAGTATTGGACATTGATTGATCAGGCTCAGAAAAACTCACAGGACGTTACAGAAGTCTTTGAGAAGTATACGCCAAAAATGTATCAGCCATCAGAAATCATGGCAAAAGCAGAAGAGCTATATAAGTTCGTCGTTAAGAAAGACTAATAATCAGAGGGAGTCCTTCGGACTCCTTTTTATAGGAGATATAATGAAATTAAGTAAGAATTTTTCACTGGCTGAGTTTACTAAGTCTCAGACAGCAGAACGCAAAGGCATTGATAATACCCCACAGGGAGATCATATGGATGCAGCGGTCGCTCTTTTCGAAAATGTTGTACAACCTGTACGAGACCATTTTGGTCCTACTGTGCTTAATAGTGGTTATCGCTCCCCTGAGCTTAATGCTGCTGTTGGTGGATCTGCTACGTCTCAGCATTGCAAAGGTGAAGCAGCTGATATCGAAGTACCAGGAGTTCCAAATGCGGATCTCGCTGAGTGGATCAGGGATAATCTCGATTTTGATCAACTCATTCTTGAGTTCTATACTCCAGGTATCCCTGATTCTGGTTGGGTTCATGTTAGCTATAAAGCTGATGGCGATAATCGTAAGTCTATTTTAACTGCTTCACGTATTGATGGTAAGACTGTTTATTCGGAAGGCATTAATGCTTAAGAAACATGAGCTTCGTCTTATTCAGCTTAAATTAGAGTTAAAAAAATATGGTGGATAAGTGGCATGGCGGTAAAGGGGATAAACCACGGAAGGTAGATCCTCAAAAATATTCTGAAAATTGGTCAAAGATATTTGATCCAAAAAAAGAATGGTTAGATAATCCGTTAGAAGGTGACGGAATTGTACATGACAAGTGTGGCACACCAGAATGTTGTGGAACTTGTATTGATTAATTGGAGTAATAATGAAAGTAGGTAAACCAGTACCAAACGTAACTTTCAAGAAGAGAGTACGAGACGAATCTATCGGAGGGGATAATCCATTCAAATGGATAGACGTAACAACAAAAGATATTTTCCTTGGGCATCGTGTCGTAGTGTTTGCGCTACCGGGTGCGTTTACACCCACTTGCTCTACATATCAAGTGCCGGGTTTTGTAGAGCAACGAGAAGCTATCAAAGCACATGGAATTGATGAGATCTATGTCTTGTCAGTAAATGATACTTTTGTTATGAGAAAATGGATGTTAGATCAAGATGCATTTGGCAAGATTGATTTTATTCCGGACGGAAATGCTGAGTTCACCGAGCAAATGGGTATGGCAATAGATATGTCAGTCGTTTGTTTTGGTAAGCGTTCTCGTCGATATGCAATGATTGTAGATAATGGTGTAATCGAAAAAATGTTTGTAGAACCAGAAGCTACTGAAGATGATCCAGATCCTTATGGAGTCTCTTCACCAGAAAATGTGATGGCTTATCTCAAACGACAAGTATCACCAGTGTAAAATTAGGCCTCTTCGGAGGCCTTTTTTTGTTTACTTTGTTTGTTAGATGTGTTATAATATATGTCTAACGTGAGGAAATTATGTCATTTTATACTTCTGTTCTACGCTACGGCAACTCTATTCTCTATCGCGGGTACGACGACCGCGGCCAACGTATCTCTAAAAAGGATTACTTCAAACCCACGCTCTATGTTCCGGCTCAAAAAGAAACTGGGTGGCGAGGCCTCGACGGCAACTTAATTGGACCAGTCTCTTTTGAATCTATGAAAGAGGCCAGGGATTACATCGAACAGTTCAAAGATGTCTCGGGCTATAAAATCTATGGTTCGGCCAACTTTGTCCACCAGTATATTACGGATAAATTTCCACGTGACATTGAGTTCGACCGTGCCAAAATTAATGTGACAACAATCGATATTGAAACTGCATATGAAGATGGATTTCCCACTCCTGCACTGGCAAATCAACCTATTCTGGCAATCACTGTCAAAAATAACCAGGACAATATCTATTATGTCTGGGGTTATGGCGACTACGATGTAGACAAAGCCCTCATAGAAAATGTCATGTATATCAAATGTGATGACGAGGCAGATCTTATCAACAAGTTCCTAGACCATTGGTCAAACGAACTCCACTGCCCAGATGTTATTACTGGTTGGAACGTCCGATTCTTTGATATCCCATATCTGGTCAACCGTACAGCTAAGGTTCTAGGTCTAGAGCACACCAAACGGTTTTCTCCTTGGGGTATGATATCATATCGTAAGGTTACTCGTATGAATAAAGAGGACGATACCTATGTGCTCGAAGGCATTCAGCAGTTGGATTACCTTGAACTATTCCAAAAGTTTGGTTACACATACGGTACACAGGAATCCTATAAACTCGATCACATTGCCAATGTAGTGCTTGGTGAAAAGAAACTCTCGTTTGAAGAATCTGGTTCACTACGAAATCTCTATAAAGATAATTTCCAAAAATATATTGATTATAACGTCAAGGATGTTGAGTTAGTAGATC